GAAGAGGTATGAGAAGTGGAAGCTTGAGCCATATATGAACAACACTCTCTTGTTTGCAAGAGAGATGCTGAGAATGGAGCCAACGAAACAGCAGAAAGATCTGTTTAACGCTTTTGACAAAAACACTCATGTTTCTGTAAAGTCTGGTCATGGTACTGGTAAAACCGCCGCACTTGCTGTGATAATACTGAAACACATGCTTACCAGAAAGCACGCCAACATACCATGTACAGCACCAACAGGTGACCAGTTAAGGGATTGTTTGTGGAAAGAGTTGGCACTGTGGTATTCAAGGCTACCTGGGTTTTTTAGAGACCTGTATGACATAACAACTGAAAGGTTTTTTAGAAGGTTTTCATGCTAAGCACCTCCTCTACATAATAGATGAAGCATCAGGTGTACCAGAGGAGGTTTTCACTGTTGTTAGAGCGGCGCTTACTAGCGAAGACAACAATGTTGTTATGGCGTCGAACCCAACAAAAACAGTAGGGTTCTTCTATGATAGCCACAACAAGAACAAGAACAAACCGTGGGCAACGCTGACATTCAACGCAGAAGAAAGCCCACTTGTGTCGAAGGAGGCTATTGCATCGTACGCACGTGACTTCGGTAAAGAAAGCGATGTCTATCGTGTGAGGGTTCTGGGCGAGTTTCCACTGCAAGACGACAATACGCTGATACCAAGAAATTGGATTCATGCTGCTGTTGAGCGTGAAGCTGAATATGTAAGACCAGACATAGCGTCTCACAAGTTTGATGCAGTTGGTGTTGATGTAGCGAGATACGGGGAAAACTTCACATGCATAGCAGCCGTAAGGGGGATACATGTTGTTGCTGTAAAGAAGTATCAGAAACAAAACACCATGGTAACTGCTGGTATAGTTGTGGGTCTTGCAAGAAGAATGAACCCAAACAACATAAAGATAGATTCAATAGGTGTTGGTGGTGGTGTTGTTGACAGAGTGCAGGAACAAGGGTACAACGTTACTGGTGTTGATGTTTCACAGCCAGCGGTTAATAAGCAAGACTTTGCAAACCTGAGAGCGGAGATTGGGTGGAACCTCAGAAAGATGTTTGAGAGTGGAAACATAAGCCTCAAACCGCTTACACAAACAATGGAAAAAGCTGACCTCGATGAGCTTATTGACCAATTGGCCAGTATAAGGTACGAGTACACAAGTGGAGGTAAAATACTCCTGTGGAGCAAGGAGAGGATGAGGAGAGAGGGTCTCAAAAGCCCAGACATGGCAGATGCTGTCATGCTTGCTTTCGCAGACTATGAACCAACAAAGAAGAAAAGAAAGCCTCCAACAGAGGCACAGTTGTTTATCAAAAAAATGGAAATGTCGGAGCCCGACTACGAATTTTCAGTAGACAATGAAACAGCTATTGAGTATTGGAACAAGAAGGGCTATTTTGACGACAAGGAAGGAGACATTGAATGGAACCTGTATGGCTGGTAGGTGTGTTAGCTAACATGATAGGTGTCGTTATCGGCGGGGCTATCATGTACTTTGGTGTCAGGGTTGGTGAAAGATTAGCAAACAGACCGTACAGCGTTAAGAATGTTGCTGAGCAAAGCGCAGAAGAAATAGTTAAGCACGACTTTCCAGACGAAGAGGAGTTGCTTAGAACGTGGTCAGAGGAACCACAAATAGACGCAGAGGCTTCGGAGAGTAGTTTTCCATCTGACGATGTTTTGCAGCAGCTCAGAGAGCTTTCGGAAAGAGAAGGGGGTATTTAATGTCTCACTGGCTGATTAAACAGATAGATGCCGACAACAAGAGAAGGCGTCAAGAAGCATTAAAGGATGACGGTGGGTGGGTGTTTGTCAGGTGTATTGTATGCAGAAACAGAATATACAGGGTAAAACTTAGCAAGCTACGTCTACCACTGAGGGGCCACATGTTTAATAATTTTTACCCAGGTTTCCCAGCACTGCCACATGATGCCACAAGTAGAGATTTCATGTGCCCTCATGCATATCCACCCGACGGTGACAACCACCTGTTTGTTAAGGTAAAAGAGGGTGCTTTCGATCAGGTTGATGAAATACTTCTTGACGACTTTTCAATATACAAGGTTGATAATCTGTGCCCTTGCGGGTGCGGTAAAGAGGTTACCGGAGACAACAAATATGCCGACGGTCTCAAATGTTATCACAGGGCACTCAAGAATGTTAAGAGGTAGATATGGCTGATAAACCGCTTGAGCAGACACTGACACAAGAAGACAGGTATGAAGTCAAGTGTATTATTCCACCAAAGAGTAAGAACGGTGTTGGTCACAAGGTGTTCGAGTTGCTTGGTGACTACCTTGAGTACCGTGACGAATTGAAGCTACCACAAAAGTGGCTCAGAAACTATGAGCTTTACAGGAATAAGCACTGGAAGAGAAAGGGGCCTGTTCCACTTTCTTCGGCAAATCTTATATGGACCACGGTCGAGAGGACTGTTAATATACTTACCGACAATGCGCCAACGTTCGACATACAGGCTACTGATGACGAACGTGCTGATATCCTGCACAAAAATGCAAGATACTGGTGGAATGATACTGAACAACAGGATGTTTTGGCTGACTCTGTGCTTATGGGTGAAATATCTGGTTGTGTCTGTGAGAAAGTTATATTCAACCCAAACCTCAGAGGTGGCCTGGGGGATGTTGAGGTTATAACGATAGATCCATTTAATTTTGGGTTCTGGCCGATAAAGGAAAAAAGACCAAGCAAGTGGGAGGCTGTGTTCCACTTTTATAGGATACCTGTCAACCAGGCTCGTAGGAAATGGCCCGCCATGGCTAAATACATAACGAGCGACAAAGAATGGGCTGACAAGCTTGGGGAAGAAAGAGTAGAGGTGTTTGGCGGTACTGTGTCAGAGTTTACTGGATCAAATGTTATAACGGGGGACCAGGCAAGAGATCGTGCAAGTATGGCTGGTAATAGGGCTGGGTTCAAAAGGCTATACAAAGACGACAACAACGTGTTGATAGTTGAGTGCTGGGTTAAGGATTACACCACAGAGAAAGTGATAACTGTTGAGGAGGTGGAAACAACTGATCCAGTTACTGGCGAAAAAATGGTTGTTGAATCAAAGAAGGTTGTTGATGAGCTTAAATACCCAGGTGGTATAAGGGTCATAACGTGCTGCAACGGCGGTGACGTTGTGTTGTCAGACAGGGAAAACCCATCAATAAACCCAGCTATACCAAAGGAGATGGCTGCTGAAACATATTTGTACGATAAGTTTCCGTTCTCATGGACAAACTCAAACAAAGACCCTGTAAGTCCTTTTGGTTTCTCCTCGATAGAGCAGCTTGAAATGCTGAATTTTGAGATAGACAAATGCCTGTCTCAGCTTAATTACATAAAAGATAAGGCGGTTAGATCTCCAGTGATAAATCCAAGAACGTCACAGGTGCCAAACTCAAGCTTTACCAATAGGCCAGCAAAAGTAATAAATCCGAAAGATCATATTGTTGCGGGAGCTATCAAACATATGGACCCGCCGCCGTTACACCGTGACATAGAAATGATTCTAGGTATTTACAGAGAATTGTTTAACGCAATAAGTGGTCAGTTTGATCTAACAAACCCTGACATTTTAAAAGGCAGAATGGCTTTCAAAACTGTATCAGCACTTCTTGAGAACATTCATACAATGCTCAGGGGTAAGATAAGGGCATATAACAAGATGATACGAGAACGTGGGAGGATGTATCTATCCCACGTATTTAACTGGTTTACAGAGGAGAGACAATATTATGTCAGAGAAAAAGGGGTTCCTACTATCGGTAATTTTACCGGTAGTGATCTTGCTGGCCCTATTCATTTTGAGGTTGTTTCTGGTTCCACTATGCCAGTATCTCGTATGCAACTCAGAGAAGAAGCGTTAGAGTTGTTCCAGGCAGGTGCTATAGATCTAAGAGAATTGCTTGACAAGATTGACTGGCCGAATAAGGCCGAGGTAACAAAGCGTATGGAACAAGGCGTTCTTGGTGGATTAATAGAGAGAATGCAGGCACTTAATGTTGATCCACAAATCATAGAACAGCTTCAAAAGATAATGAATATGGACGAATCTGAGTACAACGCTGTTGTAAACCAGATGAAGAAGGCTCAGGCAGAAGACACAAAAGCCATGGAGGAAGCAAATGCCCAAGCCTAAAGAGGGTGAATCAAGGGACGAATACATTGGAAGATGTATGAAGGTAACCAAAGAGGAAGACCCAAACCTAGATCTCAAAGAAAGACTTGGTAAGTGTTTTGGAATGTGGAAAACTTATTCCAAGAAAGGGAAATAAAATGCCACTTTATGATTACGAGTGTGACAAGTGCGGTGGTATTTTTGAAGCGTATAGCAGCATAGCTGACAGGGATAACATGAAGTGCCCCGAGTGTGGTGGGGGATCACATGTTATTATGTCTCCAACCTTTTCGAAGAGGGAGGAGGCACCGTGGTTTAGAACACTTAACGGGTATCTCAATGATCTCGAAAAGGTGAGAAAGGGTCAGATGCGTCCAATAGAGACAAGGTCTGACTACAAAGACTACATCAACCACCTTTACAGAGACCCGCACCCCAAGGTGCAGGAATTGAGAAAGAGGTATTTAGAAAGAGCATAGGAGGTGAGTAAATGGCAGACGCAATCGTTACCCCACCCCAAAGGGCTGGATTGGTACAAAGAATGATTAACCATTTAAAAAGCATCAGGACTGGCGACAAGTACAATGAATACGGCGAAAGAACAAAGATTAAAAGAAAAATAAAAAAGTCGAAGAAGAAGAAACCACCAAAGCCGCCAGAGAAGATGTCTAAGGGTGGGCCGGATATCAACGAACAGAACCTTGGTAGCGGTACTCTTTCTGAAGCCGCTGAGGCAAAGAAGAAAAGGAAGAGTGCACTTGACAAACTTAACGAAGAGCTTAACAAACAAGGAATGTAGAAAGGAGAAGACATGGGTAAGCCATTTGAACCGGATGTAAAAGAAACCAGTGATGGTGTCGGGTCATCCGACGACGAGCTTGAAGGTACACACAACCCGCTTGATCTAGAAGATATCGACAAGATATTGGACGAGATTGAGCAACATGCGTCAGACGGCGATGACGATAAAGAAGAGCCAAAGAAGGACGAAGACAATAAAGATGAAGAAGAGGAAGAAGACGAGCCTGACGGGGAAGACGACGATAAACAAAAAACAGTCCCGTATGACAGGTTCAAGTCCGTGATTGACGAGAAGAACCGATACAAGGATGAATTTCTCGAAATGAAACGTCGTCTTGATGAAATAGAATCACGGGTAAAGTCTGGGGATGACGATACTGGGTCTAAAGAAGAAACCCCTCCGCTTGAGGATATTCTTAGTCTGGAAGACGAACAGGAAATACTTGACGCTTTCCAGGAAGATCCCAAGGGTTTCATCAGTGGCCTGCTGGATAGGGCTAAGTACGAGCTAAAGCAGGAAGTTGAGACCGTTGAAAGCGAGAAGGAGTATTACGACACCCTGAAAAAGAACCTTGATGACTTTGCTGAAAAGCACGATGGGTTCATCGAGTTTGCAACGTCCGACAAGGCCATAGATTACATCAGGGAGCACCCAGAACACAACGCTGTTTCTGCCTATCTTGTTGAGGAATACATCCCCAAGGCTATCAAACAGGCTAAGGAAGAAGGAAGACGTGAAGCTATTAACTATCTAAAGACGAAGGGTCATGCCTCCGTGCTGGACGGTGGTTCCGGTCTTGGAGACGGAGGCCACTACGATGTTGACGACGACCTGAAGGAAACCGATAAACACGGCGGCCTTCGGGAGGTTCTTGTCAACAGGCTAAAGGCAGCAAGGGAGGCAAGGTAGCCCTTGGAGGTATAAAAAATGGCTCTGAGCAGGACTGAATTGGAGTCTTTGACTCGTTATTACTTTCTGAGCGACAACGGAAAAGCTTTCGACAACTACTTTTCCAGTTATTACCTGATTAAGCGGGCGCTCAAGAAACCGATGAAGAAAGCTTCCGGTGGTGTCAGCATCAAGGTGCCCCTGGCATACGAGAGGCTTGCTGGTGGTTCCTTTTCTGGCGTTGATACTTTCGACGTTGGGAAAAGGGAAATCTTCAACTCTGCTATCTTTGAGTGGAGAAACTACTGGACCAACGTGACCATCACCTTTGATGACGAAATGACCAACAGTGGCCCGGAAGAGGAAGTTGATCTTGTTATCAACAACCTTGAAATGGCACAGAAGAGCATCCAGGATGACCTTGCTGACGGTCTGTATTCTGATGGCACCGGGAATAGTGACAAAGACCTTGACGGTCTTCTGGCGCTTTTCAATAGCACCACTTCCACTGCGTATGGGGGTATCAAGGAAGATGATATGAGTGTGTGGGCTGCTGGTATCTCCAGCACCTCCGCAGCTATTACTTCCTCTGTGCTCCGCAGCATGAGGACCAGCGCAAAGGTTGGTGACGGTGTGAAAGATAAGCCCAATCTTATCGTAACCACTGACACCCTGCTGGATTCCTGGCTGGATCAGCTTATGCAGCAGCAGCGCTTGCAGTCCCCGCAGGCCGCAAAGGCTGGTTTCGACGCTGTGTACATGCTTGACCAGGCAGAGATTTTCAGCGACGGCAAGTGCCCGAGTGGATACTGCTTTGCACTGAATGACCGTTTCTGGGGCTTCGTTGTCCACAAGAATGCATTCTTTGCAAGGACTCCGTGGAAGACTCCCACTAATGGGGTGACTAAATCTATGCAGATCCTGTGGCGTGGTAATGTTGTGTGCACCAGGCGTGACGCACACTACTGCCGTAGTGCTCTTACTGCATAATTGGCGAGGGGCATGGCCCCTCTTAACACAAACAGCGTAGCTGTGTGGCTAGAACCGCACAGACGCAGGGGGTTTTATAATAATGAGTGCGAAACATGGTTTTGAAATTACTACCGGGAAGATCCTGCGCCAGGGTCTATTTGAGGAAAGCTCTACTGCCAAGCACAGGCTTGGTACCAGGATGCAGCTTGCCGACGGTAGGGTGTTTTATTACGCAAAGTCTGGTGGTACCTTGGCTGGTGGTAAGCTTTGCGCCGCAAAACAGTGTCAGGCGAACCACATGAACCAGTCTGTCGCTGCTGCCGCTGCTGTCGGCGACAAGAGTGTTAGCCTCACCGTTGGTGCTACCGCTGTAACCGCCAACGAGTATGCCGAGGGCTGGCTGCACATTAACGATGCTGCTGGTGAAGGCCATCAGTACAAGATTAAGAGACACCCCGCTGTTTCTGCGTCAGGTACTGCTACCTTCTATCTGTATGATCCGATCCAGGTTGCACTTACTACCAGTAGTGAGTTTACCCTGGTGTATAATCCGTTTTACGGTGTTGCTCATACCGCAACTGAGGAAAATGTGTTTGTCGGTATCCCTCCGATGGCTGTTACCAGTGGGTATTACTTCTGGATTCAGACCTGGGGTCCGGCAATCGTTCTGGCTACCACCACTGCTGCTGTCGGTAACGAGCTAATCCCCGGAGCAACTGCTGGTAGTGTAGGTTATTACTCCGTAACCACCCAGGCTGCTGTACAGTTTACCAAGCCAACTGTTGGTGTGCAGATGGGTACCGCTGGTGTTGACACCGAGTATAAGCCGATCTTCCTTATGCTGCTTCCGTAAGCGAAAGGAGTAAAAATGAAGGATCTGTATAACGCTCAATACTATCTTGAACCTCTGAGGCTTATGTACATGGAGAATCCTGTAAGGTTCCTGTCCTACGCCTCGTTTATAATAGCTGAGCGTTACAAAAAGATCCTCGATGTCGGCTGTGGTAAGAACGTTCTTGCCAAATACCTACGCCAACTTGGTGTAGACGCTGTGGGGGTTGACTTTAGCCCCCACAGCAACGCAGACATTATTGCTGATGCCACCGCTCTTCCGTTTAGAGATGGATGCTTTGACCTTGTTGTTACAACAGACTTTATGGAGCATATACCAAGAGATCGTCTTGATGTAACAATAGAAGAGTTTAAGAGGGTTGGTGGAGAACAGGCACATTTCATATGCTTTGACAGTATGCATGGAGCATCCGATGACAAGTATCATATGACACTACGGCCACAGTTATGGTGGATAAACTTGTTTTCCACCCTCGGCCTGAAATACACAATGTCATATGAATGTAGCTGGTGTGTTTCAAAGACGGTGTTTAACATATCGGCACATGATGGTTCTTTTCTGATGTTCTTCGCATAGAAAGGAGTATGTTGTGCACAAGATAGCCATTGGGCTAACAACGATGAATTGCATGGTGCACTGGGTTGGTTTGATTTCATGTTTCAACGCAATGTCTGGTAGGGATTGGCGAGATTACGAATTTAAAGTATTACCACACACTGGTATTTACATAGACTCAATAAGAAACAATATTGTGCGTGAATTTCTTGCTTCTGATTCAGAGTACCTACTGTTCCTAGACTATGATAATGGTTTTGAACCTGACTGGATGGACTTGTTTATGGAAGACTTCGGAGATCCAAATGTAGATATTGTGTCTGGTATATACCACTTCAAAGACAACAGAGGTCTACTGGTAGCTGGAATGACACCGGAGCAAGCACAGGACGGATGGTGGGAGTTTATCCCTGAATGCGCTTTCACAGAAAATCTCGTCAACCTTACAAAGGCTGGTGCTGGGAGGAGTGCTCTGGTTGGTGCTGGGATGTTGATGGTGCGTCGGGTTGTTTTTGAGTCAATAGACGAGCCATGGTTTTTCACACACTACCAGGTGGACCACAATGACGGAAGCCTGCATCACGTTGGGGAGGATTCAAACTTCTGCTCCTTGGTACAGAGTTTCGGCTTTGACATTTACATAGACCAAAGAATACGGTCTGCACACATGGCAGGTAACAACTGTTATCCGCCACACTGGAGACCATACTAGGAGGTAAGGATGGCTTTAACGTTCACTAAAATAATGGCTGTGCCTGGTATGGGTGATAAGAAAATGTCTGTGTACAAGATCAAGGGTGATGGATCTACCACAGAAATACCAGCCACCAAGATCGGTCTTAACAGGGTGAATGCTTCACTTCTGTATAATATAGACGATACTGGTGGTGGTGTTCTTTCCACCTATTCTGGGACCACGCTTGACATGGATACGGCGATTGATAGTGGTAAGTACCAGATTATCTTCGCCTGGGGTTATTAGAATACGGGCCGGGTAAACCGGCCCATAGATTTTATAACGGAGCTTCGATATGGGTACAACTCTATCTACCCTGCGTAAATACGTGCGTAGAGAGGTTAACGATGTTGCACCGACACGAAAGATGTCAAGCGATACACTAACGCACGATGACAGCACACAGACGACATATTTTAGAGATGAATCATACGACTTCGATTCAGAGGGGATAGAGGTTGGCGATGTTATCTATAACACCTCTGACGGTGGGTCAATAGCTGTAATAAGACAGATAGGTGGTTCAGGCAACCACTACCTGTATGTTGATAGTATTGATGGTGGGTCTGACAACAACTACGAAAACGGCGATGTCGTATACATATACGACAAGTACGCCCAGGGTGGTCTCGACACAAATAGGTTTACAAACACAGAGATAACAGATGCGATCAATCAGGCTCAAAAGCTTGTTGCTGTTAAGTTTGGTGGCATAATCAAGCGCAACGTTGAGCAAGACATAAAGAAGATGACAAAGCTTGATCTTGTCAATGTTTCTGGTTCATTCACTGTTGGTGAAACCGTAACGGGGGGAACCAACGGACACACAGCTACAGTTGAATACGCTGGTTCAGACTTTTTAATAGTTACCGACATCAAGATCAAGGTTAATATAGATAACAAAAGTGGCACCCTTCTTGTTGGGGAAACAGTTACTGGTGCAACCAACTCATACACCGCAAAGGTTGAAGAGGTTGGGGCTGACTACTTGATGTTGTCAGATCCAACAGGGGTGTTCGATGACAACGAAGAGCTTGAGGGAAGCACGTCAGGAGCAACGTGCGACGTCGATGAAGCAAGTGGGTACAACAGTGGAAAATTCAAAGCCGCTGAAACTCTTACTGGAGGCACATCTGGGGCCACAGGAGACCTCAAGGAAACCTATTCTGAAAACAATATTCAATATAGCCAGGCTCTGCCTACGGATCTGAAAGATGTAATAGAGATAAAATACTGGGACGGGTCTGTCATAAAGAATATAGCCGTGCGTGACATTGTTGAGTTTTCCAGATTACCATACTCGACTGGCGGTGACCCAGAACGTGCTGCTGTTATGGAAGACAGGATTTGGCTGTGGCCGCACAAGAGTACGGAATATAACTCGATTCTGCGAAGTACGAGAGGTTTGTTGTTTTAGAGGCAGCGAGGATACTGGTTGCCAGTGATGAAGACAACACGATATACAACAGAATATCTCAAGAAATAAATGACCTGTTCAACCACATACTTACCACACCAGAACATCTGAGAGGGGAGACAGTTGTGCAAGACGTCGATTGGTCTGGTAACGTGTGGAATTGGGACTAAGATATGAAGAAAGAAACCGTTGCCAAGATAGCCCAACCTTTCGGTAAAATGATAAAGGGTATCGCTTCGATACTTCTGAAACCAGACGAATTGAGCGATACACAGAACATGCAACCGGGTTTTTATTGGAGGCAAAGGAA